GCGAGACGACAAGCGGGACATGGGCCACCGCTTCACTAGCGCAGGCTACTTATCCGGCAGTGGTGGGGATGGAATCGCCGACCGTGGGTGATGGCGTAGCGCAATACGCCACGTTTCAAAAAGCTAATAGCGCTCATCCGAGCTTTGAAGGAATGTTCGCCATTGCTCAGGCAAACATTGAACAGATGGCTGAGTTTACTGATTCCGGCACAGGCGGCGCAGGGCTTGCGCGATCAATCTATCGCCGCCGAAGGTTATAAAATCAAATGACAACACTTTATAAAAACCCTTATTACCTTACGCAGTCCCCTAAGTGGACGCTATGGGACGATCTCTATCAGGGGGATCATAGTACCCTGGTGACGAAATACCTGTTTCGGCACGAGAATGAGAAGAAACCGGAAGGGGCGGATCTGCTTAAGACAAGGCAGGAGCGCACGCGCTATCTGAACCTGCAAGAGATCTCGATCTCAATTCTTAGATCTCTATTCTTCCTTAAACCCGGCGCGGCTGATGAGGCTTTGATAGCGCTGGCAGGTGACGATCTCAAAGATATCGATCGCGAGGGCCGATCCCTTGATACCTTTATCTCGGATGTTGTTTTCTCGAATTACATCAACCTCGGGGCGGTGTGTGTTATTGCAGACGCACCAAGGGGCGGCGCGGTTAATGCAGAGGAGGAGACAACCAAGGGCCTTAGGCCGTTCCTCAAATCAATTCACCCGTTAAACGTGCATGACTGGGTTTTTGAAAAGCGCGATCACTCGCGGCTGAATCGGCTTAACATGCTGAGGTATGTTTACCTAGAGGAGCTACCTCGATCGGATACAGATGAGCCGGTGCGTAGGCTTTACTCTGATAGCTATGTGAGGACGGAGGGCGGGATAGTTCTTAAGCGCTATCAGGGCGCAGAGTTTAAGCAGTACGACATGCCGACGGATCGGCAAACCGCCGACGGCTGGCAGCTCATTGAAGAGATCCCGCTTGCTCAGCAGGAGATTCCCGGCGTTCTGTGGTTCGGTCAGTCCTGGATGAAGGACGCCGCGCAAGAGATCATTAGACATTTTAACCTTAGATCCGCGCTCGATAACGTAAACTACTATCAGGGCTATCAAAAGCTATTCGTGAAGGGCGGCACGAATATGAGCGATGATCAGCGAAAGGCGCTCGCTGAGTACATCATGGGCCTTTTGAGCGAGGGGCAGGACATTATCAGTATCGACGCTATTGATCCGGTGGGGCTCGAAAAGGCGGTAGCGCAAGCAAGAGAAGACGCGCTACGAGCAGCGCTCAATCAGCTTAGGACACTCCCCGGAGACTCACGCGAGGCTATGGGCGCGGAGGCTTCCGTAGAGCAGCGCCGGGACACCACAAACCTGGTAAGGGAGGCGCTCGGCGAGCTTGAGGATATTGTAACCAAGGCGGTGCAAGCATACGCGACATTTAAGGATCGGACCTACCTCACCAAGCAATTTGAAGGCCGATTCATTCTCAATAAGGACGTTACAGATCAAAGCATAACCGAGCTGATCTCAGCTATCCCAATGCTATCTCAGCAATTTGCCTCTAACCCTGAATGGGAACTGGCGCATATGAGGCGCATTATTGCGGCGCTCGATTACTCACAAGAGGAGACGCAAAAGATCACGGAGAGCCTACAGCCAAGCCGAGCACAAACCGGAGCGGCTCAGCGCGAGAATTTACTAGGTGGCATATTCGGTGGTTGATCTCCGAAAGCAGATCCGCGCTACCGATGAACAGATAGATAAATGGCTTAAAGGGCTTGCGCTAGTATTCAGGCGCTCGGTGCTTCAAACCCTACGGAATATCAGCGGGGACGTGGAGCAGCGGGAGGCGCTTTCACAGCTTGTGAGCCTGTACGATGTGCTAGAGCGCCAAGGGCTAAGTGACAAACTCGCGGAACTCACGCCTATATACGTGCAGGAGCTTAAAACACTCTCGGATCTCTATCTGGACATTGCTAAGGCTAACCCATTCAGTCAGGCCGATAGGGAAACTATAGAGGCGCTCATAACCTTCGACGCCGGGCGCGTAGGAAACACGGTCCGGGACTATATCGGCGAGGTTCAAACGGTACTGGCTCGCTCGGTACTACTTGGGACCGAGCCGGATCTGACGCTATTCGACGATCTTGAGGACGGGCTTGGGAATCATTTAAGGACCGAGCTAAGGACTCTCACCAATTCGTTCGCTCGCACTGTTAATGCCGCAAAGGCTAAAGAGCTAGGGTTTAATTTATTCCTCTATGTAGGGCCGGAGGATGAGGCCACGAGGCCATTTTGCGCGGGGCTCCTATCGCGAGATCCTCCGATTTACTCGCTGAAAGAGATCGACGCTATGAGCGAACGAGACGCAAACGGGCAAGGCTTAAACGTTATGCAATACGGCGGCGGTTACAATTGCCGCCATAGGTGGGAACCAATCTCACAAGAAGACGCAGAGGCAGAGGGTTATCGAGGTTGATTAGAATAGACGTGCGCCGGGATTGGCGCGTGCGGAATCTGGTAGCAAATAGCAGAGAGATCGAGGTAGCGCTAGGCCGGGCAATGGCTCGGGCCAAGAGGCAAATCAGCACGCGCACGAACGAAGGCCGGGACGTAAACGAACAGCCGTTTAAGCCTTACGCCGATTCAACCAAGAAACAAAAGATCAGAACGAAGCGCCAAACCGCACCGGTGAACCTTACGCAAACCGGGGCAATGCTGGCATCAATTACGACTCGAACACGAATCGAAGGCGAACAGCCGGTAGGCGAGATCTATTTCCTGTCGGCTAAGCAGGGAACCAAAGCCGCATACAACAATGAGACAAGAAAGTTTTTTGCTCTATCTGATAAGCAGCTAGAGGAAATTCAACGGGCGATTGATGAGGTACTACTCAAATGAGTGACAACAAAAGCGGAGAAGGCGCAAAGGGAGAGGGATCGAGCGGCGGCAATTCAGGAACAACGGCGATCCCGGTCGAGAAGTTTAACGAGCTTCAAAGCAAATTTGATAACCTCTATGCAAAGCATACCGATCTCAACAAGCAGCTAGAGGGCTGGAATAAATTAGGTTCGCCGGACCGCCTCAAGGGAATCCTCGAAGATTACGAACTGATGAAGCGAGACAAGGCGGCGGGGAACAGAGAAGAGATCGACAAGCTGATCAAGGATGCTAGGGAAGAGGAGCAAAATGCATACAAAGGCAAGCTGACCGAGCTTGAGCAATCGCTCCAAGCCGCTACCGGGAAAGTCAGAGAGTATTCAATCTCAACTCCCGCGATTCAGATCGCGTCGAAGCTATTCGTTGAAGGCGCTCGCGATCTCGTAGTCGGGCACTTAAAGAGCGTGTCCGATCTTGATGGCGATAACGTAGTGATCAAGGGCTCGGACGGAAAGCCTATCCGGTCCAAGGCTGATCCATCGAAGCCGATGGGCATTCAGGAATACCTAGAGGGCTACGCCCAAAGTAATCCTAGCATAGCGCTACCCAAAGGAACGGGCGGCACGGGTGGCAGCACTGGCACGGGTTCGAGCGCTACCGGGGGAGTCACCGCCGAGCAGTACGCCGCGATGAGCCGCGAAGACCGAGCAAAATTACCTCAAGACGTTCAAAGGCAACTAGCGCCGCAAGCGCTTAAACTTTTGAGCAAAGTAACAAGATAAATTTAGGGGGAATCATGGCAGAGACAAGAGATCGTGAAGTGTTTTGGGAGGGGCTTTCAATAGCCAACTACCAGACCAACAGTTTTATCGGAGAGATTAACGCGAACTGGAGCGGATACAGCTTCACCAGTTCGTTCGTTCCTCTGAGATCAATTAATCCAAACTCGGCGACGGATGCGGAGCGAGGGCGCTTTATCGCGACTCTCGCGATGGATCTACTTAAGCCGAGAACATAATTTTAGGAGTTTATAGAATATGGCTTTTGAAACTGAATACTCGAACATTATCAAAAACACCGATGTGATCAGCAACGGGCTTGGACCGGCGCTTGTCACTAAGGTGGTGGGCGTTCCTTTGATCTACGCTGAGGATCTCCCGATCAACACCAATAAGAAGCTAGCGCGCAAGAACGGGCGACTAGTGGCCGAGGTGCTCGCCGAGACGACCGCTTACACTGCGAGCGCAAGCTCTGAGCTTACCCAAACCTCAGTGGATTGCGTGGCTCAGAAGCATGTTGTGGTCTCGGAGCTTACCGCGGAGGCTATGCGCTTCACTCCTATCACGCCGGAGCAGGTCACGCAGATGATGGCCGATGCGCTCGGGCGAGATCTGGACGAGGAAATCGTGGATCTTATTCCTGGATTCTCTCAGTCCGTGACATCTGGATCGGTGGCGACTGTATCCGACTTTATGGATGCAGCTTTCCAGATCGACGAAGAGGAAGCCGAAAAGGTCGGCGGGAACCTGCGAGTTCTCATCGACAAGAAGGCGGCTCATGAGATCCGAAAGGAGCTTGTGAACAGCTCGGCGGCGGTATTTTCCCAAGAGGGGATGATCTCGCTTCTCAGCACGATGAAAGCGCCTAACGGCTACATTGGCTCGCTTCCTGGGATGGATTTTTTCGCTAAGAACACGAAGACCGATTCCGGTAAGCGTGTTTCGTTAGTGTTTAACCCTGATATCGCATTCTTCAGCATGTACGACACTCAGCCGAGCTTTGCGGCAATTGAGCGACGCGCCGAAGGATTCTACCTCGAACTCTCAGCGTACCTCTTTGCTAAGGTGGTTGAGTGGTACGACGTAGCAGGTTGTCAGGTCCGATCCAATCCGTAAGGCATCAAACGGAATAGGTTGATTAAGGTTCTACTCATCATAAACACCTCCATCGTTTACCCTCGGCGAAGTAGTTTATTCGCCGGGGGTTTTTTGTTTCTAGGGAAAGAAAAATGGAATACAAGCCGGAAGACTTTGAGCCGTTACTTGCTGAATTTAAAGAGCCGAAGCGAGGGGATAAGGTAACCCCTTACATTGCTTTCGGTCACTATCTCAGGGAGTACAGCAAAGGCGAAAAGAAGATCGTCCCCCATATCTATGTGCTGAACATGGCCGGGGCGCACGCTCAAAAGGAGCAGTTAGAATACTACGTCCTACAAAAGCGCTTTCGGGTTCTTAAGTGGCATTTACCGGAGGATCTAAAGACGCCGGACGGGCACACGCCATACGCTGAACTAAACAAGATGGCGCAAATCTATCAAATGGCAGGCGGCGCGGGCGAGCTTCTCAAGAGAACCAAAGATCTTGAGCAAGAGAACATCGGGCTGAAGGCGGCTATCGCCGAGCAAAAAGAGCGCCTTTCCAAGGGGGATAAATCGAAATGAGCGACTCAGAAAAGGATAAGATCTTTGATGAGCGGTTCAAGCAACGAAAGCAGAAAATTGAGTCGGATGCCCGCATACAGCGAAAGCGGGCTATGACTCCAGACGAAAAGCGGCTGAGGGCGATTGAGCTTCAGACCGAAAAGCACATGAAGTTCTACCGGGAGAATAATATCCCGGTAAGTGAGGAATCGGTACGCCGAGAGCTTGCTAACAGGGCCGAGCGCTCAGAGAGGAGAAAAGACGGTGAGTAGATACCCTTTCGGCGCGGCTATAGAGCGCGATTATTACCCGGTGAAGGACGTGGACGGGCTATCCGAGCCGTTCCCGGTAGTCTCTAACTCGGGGAGCGCCTATCTGTACGTTGAGAGGCCAAGCCGAGAGGACGCTCAAAGCGGGGTAGGGGCGCTCGCTACCGCCGTTTCGTGGACGTATCAGCTTGATAACCCGTTTAAAGCATCGTACCAGTTTGATCCTATAAGCGATCCCGATCCTACCGGCGCGGAATCATGCCGGGAGATGGTCGAGGTTGTGAACATGATCCTAGAGGGATCGGCTCAGGTGCAAACGGCAATGAGGCCGGTATTCCTTGAGCGCGTGAGGCCACTACCGGAGATCCCCGGCACTACAATCAACACAATCAAGGATGTTTTCCCTCAGATCGACTCGTACATGAGCGATTCTGAGCTTTCCGAAACCCTCTCCGTAGTGGAGGAGCAGGTTAAGATAGAGCTACGCTCCAACGGCATCGAATGGGCTAAGGTGCAAAATCTCAGAGTGCTACGCCTAGCGCTCGCGTACAGAGCGATTGAGTTCGCATCTATTGTGCAAATCAAGAACACGGGAGACAGGCACGATAGGCGGCGCGAGTTATTTGCGGGCATGTACGCAAGCACCATGAAGGCCGTCCGGCTAGAGCAGGACGAGGACGGCGACGGTCAAACCGATAGCGTGCGCTCGGGCGGCGCTTCTCACTTCATAATTTCAAAATGACGACTATCACCGAGCTATCAGACGCATGGAAAGCGCAGGTATTTGATCATCAAACGGTAGAAGCGATCACCACGAAATCCCTCATGTATGAGGTGCTGGATCAAAGTGAGGTAGAAATAGGGGATATTTCCTTCAGGACTCAAATCAATTTTTTCGAGTGCTTGATCTCTAAATCCTACCGCTTCCCGCTAATCGGCAACGGCATGATCGCAGAGAACCTATACACCGTGGACGTGCGCTACACAGTCGAAAAGGACACGACTGGAGCCGCATATATTCAGGCACAAACCGCGCTAGAAACCGTACTAGAGCGGGTGCGCGTAGGGCTCGGATCCGATTGGGCCGGGCTAGTAGATTTTTGGACATTACAAGAGGCCGCGCCAACCATAATTCAGCGCACCGTTGCTGATACAGATTGTTGGAGCTGGATCCTCAACTTTACTGCAAATTTTAGGAGTTTATCGTCATGACAACCGCAAGAACTGGAGCAAATACATTCATTGGCGTGGACGTTGGAGCAGTGTTTGACACTCCCGTGGCCGCCGGAACCGGAGATCAGTTACAGGTCGAAAGCCTTGAGCATAACACCAACGCAACAGAGTTAACCCTAAACCCAATCGGTGGCGGGCTCTTTCAGCAGAATCAGAGCGACACGGGCGCGGAGAATCCTCAGCTAACCGTGACAGCACCGATGGGATATAATGATGCGTTCAACTTTCTAATTGGTCAGGCTCAGGGGCAAGAGATCGTGACCGCCTCAGCGAGTGCCCATATTCACTCATTTTTCTTCAATGAGTTTAGGAACACTAACTGGTTAACAACCGCCTTTCACTTGAACAGTAATACCGCCGCTGAGTATCAGAACGGTGTAGTTACCGGGCTAAACATGACGTTTACGCCTAACGACTACGCACGGGCGACCGCTAACATTCTGGCGACTAAGCGCGTTACCTCGGGCGGCGCGAATAGCGCGGCATCCTTGGCAACTACGACACAGGCCAACAGTCAGCGCATTATCGTGAGGCCGTCCGATAGGTTCATGATTAACTTGCAAGGCGGCGCGGCGCTTGCGGCTGGCGACAAGGTGGATGTAACTCAGATCGATCTCAGTTGGTCATTCGAGAATGAGCTTGTGGGAGAGATCAGGAACTCAGCAGGATTCGGGCAACCAAGAGCCTCGGGCGTTCCTCCTCTTTCGGTGGAGCTAACCGTAACTTTCAAGGAGCTTGCGGCGACTACGTGGTTCTCGGCTTATGAGGCCGGGACGGAGTATAAGGCCGAGCTACTTGTTACTGGGCCAACACTCGGATCGACAAATTATCGTTTCCGCTTGATGCTTCCGCGCCTCAAAGTGGTGCAATCACCAGACTACAACCTTTCAAGTCCGGCGATTAACCCGCAGGTGGTCACGTTCCGATCGCTTGTGCCTTCAGCCGCGCCTACCGGAATGCCGAGCCGGTATCCGTTCTTTGAAATAACAAACGACCGCGCAACTAGATACTTGGCGGTCTAATTTAGGAGCATGACACGATGAAACTGAGGACCACATTTAATGTGAGCCTGGAGCGAGAGGGCGAGGATCCGGTGATCTTTACCTTCAAAGCGCCGAGACTGAACGAGATCCACAAGGATAACCTGCTTTATAAGCGCATGAAATCCGAGGATCCCGCGCAGGTCACGGAGGCGCGTATTGAGATGGTTCTCAGCATCGTGTCCCGTTGCGTGCGAGTCGAAGGGTTATTCGATGAGCAGGGCAACGCATTATCGCCTAGTGATGTGGGCGATCTTCCGGCCTCTATTGTTGCGGCACTACTCGAAGCCTACCAGAAGGGAAGCGCCGAGGCAGTGAACGAGGGAAACGGGAAAGAGGTAGCCTTGAGCGAATCCGCGAGCGCTTAGACTACCTACTTCTAAAAGAACCTAACCTACATTGTGGGCAGTGCTTTAAGCTGTATGAAGAGTCCGGCGCGGAACCGCTATGCTTTGAAAACAAATGCCCGATCTACGATCTGGCAAGTGATATTCAAGTGAATCTAGCGGTGTGGGATCTTCAAAGGTCTAAAGCACTGTACCAGATGACTGAGGATCTAGAGATTCTTAAGCGTATGCATGAGCGCTTAGGGTTCTATGACGATCCCGATGAGCATTACAAAATCGAAGAACTCTGGAACAAATGGACGGAATTAGAACGACAAAAAAACAAGTCGAAACCTGGATCGGCCTTTCCGGTGAGCCCAAGGAAGTTACGGCGGATCTTATAATGAAAGACCGAGCGCGGTCGGAGCTTGGAGCCAATGGCGTTAAACTTCCGACCGAGCAGCAAACATGCCTTGAAACTCTCGCGCCAACCATGAACGAGATAGCGCTTAAGGCTATGGCCGGGGAGTTTAGGCGCATGGCTGAGGTTATCGATCAGCTTTTATGCATTGCCTCAGAGTTCCGGGATGAGGCCAATTACTGGCGGCAAAAGACCGAGCAATCAGTGATTGAGATCCTTAAGATCGGATGGAAGGAGCAGCATGAGGCCATGCTGAGAGCCGAAGCCGAGAACCGCCGGGGGCTAATACAGTCAACTGGCGCGAAGTTAGATCAAGCGATTGCTAAACTTATGGGAGATAAAGCCGCCTAATGCCGTTTCAGTCTCAGCGCGATCTTACTATCCGGGTTAGGGTAGAGAACGACGGCGCGATCAGGTTACTGGATCAGGTAGAGCAGAAACTTGAGAACGTGGGCGATAAGGCGCGGGAGACTAACCGAGAGGCCGATCAGCTATCAACCACATTCGAGTCAATAGCGGTAACGGGCCTTAAAGTATCAGGGGTTTTAACCGCCATAGGAGTGGCGGCGGCGGGCGCGGTGGTGTCTATCGGCAGGATTGCGGAGCGGGGCAATGAGCTTGTAAATGCCGAGAATGCTTTTGATAGGCTCGCACGTTCGGCGGGAGTGGCCTCGGATACCCTAATCAATAATCTCGGGGCCGCATTCGACGGCACGATCACCAGGATCAACTTACTTCAGCAAGCCAACCGGGGCCTACAGGCTGGCATAGGCGGCGGGGCGCTTGTTGAGCTTGCGAGGGGCGCAAAGGCCGTAAGCGATGCGCTCGGAGAGAATGAGCTTGCCACGTTTCAGCAGTTCATCCAGGCATTCGCTACGGGACAGGAGCGAATTTTTGAGCGAAGCCTTGGGTTAATTGATGTCAGTGCCCGCATTGATGAGCTGGCGGCGGCTACGGGCCGGGCAACTCAGGAGATCACGGAGCAGGAAAGGATTTCGCTTGTACAGGCTGAGGTACTATCGAGGCTCGGGGGGCTAACCGAGGAGAGCGCCGAAGAAACGGGAAACCTTGCCGATGTATATCAAAAGCTAGGGGTCAGACTCTCAGACACTTTCGATCAGTTCTCGAAAATCATCAATCAGAGTCCGGCGTTAATCGAGCTATTCGAGGGACTTCTGAAAATCGTTGAAGGCTTGGCCGAGGCCTTCCTAAAAGTGGTCGGCGCAATAGACGACGCGATCAACTCCCTGAACTCTTTCGCTCGAATCGACACAAGCGCAATCACACAAATCACACAAGGGCCGCCGAGGGGTAGGCCGGATCCTCTGGGAATATTAGGCGGGCTGAACCTACCGCCGAGCCCAATCAACTTAAACGGCGCGACATCCGGCATCGTGGCGGGAATAGATCCTAAAGCGCTTGAACAGGTTCAGCAGCGGCTCGGGTTAGTTGCCGAGGAAGTGGCCAACGTTTGCAGCGGGCTCAAGACTACAACAAACGATGGCAAGAAATTTACTAAGGCTCTTAGCGATGCCAACAAAATCGGCGAGCGGTTCGGCGATGAAATGGCCGATCTGTTCAGGCGCTATAGCGATCTCAATTCTCTAAGGGGCATTCAGGGCTTCATCTCTAACGTGAGGAGCCTCAGGCAAGCGCTACTAGACGGCACGATTACAGCAGATCAATACGGGCGAGAGCTTGGATCAATAATAAATGAGGGACTAGCGGCGGGGCTCGATCCTTCCGAGATCTCTAGGCGACTAGGCGCGGCAATCACTGACGCCGGGCAAGAGGTCAAATCCCTAGGGCTTGGCGCGGATCTGCTTCAGGACATTTTCGATCTCAGCGATTCGCAGGCGACGGGGCTTTCCAACGCGCTAAGCGGGACAATCTCAAAAGCGCTAAACGGCGGTTTCGGCGGCAATCGAAACGAGGTGATCGGCGATATCACCAGCTCGCTCGCCTCTATTGCTGATTCAATAATTCCCGGACTTGGTACGGTAGTTCAGATCGTTGGCGATAGTCTCAAGAAGCTCCTTGGCAGCACCGAGAACGCCGCAGAGAAAGCACGAAAGAGCCTCGATAAAGCCTTTGGGGACATCCTCCGAAATAATCCGGCGGTGGTGGCGATCGATGGCATCCAGAAAGCTATCGACGATCTGACGATTCGACCAGCTCAAGAGGAGGTCGAGAAGTTTGCTCAGTCTCTAAATGACGTTGAAAAGAACGCGATCAACTCCGTAGCCGTAGCGCTCGAACAGCTCGCCGAGGAGTTCGGGGTAGAGGTTAACGAGATTCGGGGACTCCTAAATGATGCGCTCATAGTTAACAGCGCGGGATCGGTGCTGAACCTCAGGGCCATTATCGCGGCGCTCGGTAAAGATATCGAAGATCTCGGCGCGGCATTGGTCAAATCTTTCGCGGTAGGGGCTATCAGCGCCAAGGAATTAGTGGATCTACTCAGGGGGCTTCAAACCGTATTCTCCGAGGGTATCCCCGGAGCACTTGGGGCGGTAGATGAGGCGTTTAAGCAATTCCAAGCGCTCGCGGAAAAGGGCGGGACCAGCGCAATCGAAGCGATCAAGGCGCTCGCGGTCGAAGCGATCGAGGCGGGGGCGACTACCTTTGAGGCGCTTGCTAATCTGCTTACTCAGCAATATGGCTTTAATGCCGAGCAGGTGGCGGCGCTATTCGAGGCACTTAGGGCCGCCGGTATCACTACCCTTGAGCAGCTTACGCAAGCGAGCCAAGAGGCCGGAATAGCAATCCTAAATAACTTCCAAGCCATTCAAACCGGGGTAGGCGCAACAATAACCGCCGAGCAGGTGGCCGCGCTTATTCCTAAGCCTTCAGCCTCGGGCGGGGGCTTCAGCTCAGCAGCGAGGGAGGCAGAGAGCGCCGCCGAAGCAACCTTCGAGGCAATAAGTAACACAGAGGACTATCGGGCCGCCGTAAACTCCCTGAACGCCAATTTACTTACAAACGCGCAGTTTCAGAAAATAGTTAACGGGCTAATCCTTAATTATAATGACTTGATCGCTAGGCGGGAGGATATCGAGGAGCGCATCAACAAGATCATACAAAATGGCGGGAAGCTAACAGCGGAACAAATCAAGCAATTTGAGAAATTGAACAATCAACTCGAAGCGTTCGGGTCTGACAGTAAGAATGGGGTAGTTGAGGTCAATAAAGCCTTTGTTAAATTCTTTGACGAGTTCAAAGACGATGCAAATGCGCTTCAGTTGGCAATGGAGGCCGCTGGACTAAGCGCAGAGCAAACCGCCGATGGAATCACCGCGCTATTTAAGGCAGGGAAAATATCAGCATCGGAGGCGCTTGCCGAATATAGACGATTTGAGGACGGGCTCGGCGATAGCAGCGCAACGGCAGCGGAAGCCTTCGCCAACTTCTTAGGCGGGGGGACTTCCGGCGGGGCTTTCACCATTGATGCGCTCAAGGATATAGCGGCTGAAGCGCTAAGGGCTGGCGGCGATACATTATCGGATCTTGAGAATCAGTTTTTAGATTCTGGGCTGGGGAGAGGCCGAATTGCTCCATTCTTCAAGGCGCTTCAGGATCAGGGCATTGAATCCCTAGAGCAGCTCGCCAATGTTTCAGATGAGGTAGCTACTAAGATTATCGGGCGTGCTGAGGAGTTCGGAGCGCCGTTCCAACAAACCAGCCGAGACATAGAAACCTTGCTAAAGCGCCTAGAAAAGATACGCACATCAGCTCCTATCAAATTAAAGATTGGCGCAGACTTAGATCCAGAGCTTCGCGAGCTATTAGATCTCTATCGTGGTAACGCAAGGCCGAGGAGAAACTCAAATCCGGGGCAAGGCCGTAATCTATGACGGTAAAGATCGGATTCCCTAGCGTGCTTCAGCAGGGGGTTTACTACGAGATCCAAGCGGGCACGCCGGGGCCGTTTATCAGGGCCGAGGATTTTTTCTTCAATTTGACAGGTGGGGCAATTCTAGGGCAACTAAGCGGATCGGGTGCATTTGATGTCGCGCTTGATCTTGGCGACTCAGTGGCCGAGTCGATTGACTATCTGTATATCCGCCGGGCCGATCTCCTAGACGGCTCAGTAGTCACTACGTTCAATATATCGGGCGGCAACACTTCAATCTCATCGGGCTACACGACCATAGAAAGCGAGATTCTACCGTTTGGAAATTTAGGAGGCCCAAGAGACGAGGACGTGATAGCGATTCTGACGCCGACTACCGCATATAGATACTTTCGGATTCAACTAGGTGGACCAGCCGCCGGGCGCTTTCGCTCAGGGCTAATCTCAGCCGGAACGGGGTTCGACATGGGAACGGAGCCAGTGTTTGAGTGGGAGCGCGAAGCGAGGGATAGGCAGGAATCAGCGGTAGGAAACGGGGATCTAATACGGCAACGCACGCAGGATAGGCGCTATACGTTTACGCTAACCTGGGACTTTATCACGGACGCGAAAGTTAGTGAATTCATGGACACGATAGCAAGCGCCAATCTAAGGGACACCATGATCCTGTACACGACTGCCAATCACCAGATCCTAGATAATGTACTAGCGCTTCCTGTAAGGCTTTTGAGGGCTGAGACTGATAACGCTTCAGGCAAAGCAGACAGGAACACCGTGATCGCAGAGTTTGAGGAGATCGTAGAGTGACGAACCTCGTGATCTGCTATCCCGATGTCACCGCATGGGAGGCCGGAGCATTCAACTCAAACGATCAGGGCGATCAGGTCGAGAGAGTTCGGGCGGGGGAGCTTTCGAGAGAATACGCTAAGAATGCACGCACTACCGATGATTTTGTATTCAACTACTCTGGTCCGGTAGCTAAGCCAGTTAATCATTTTGGGATTCTAAACGCTAAGACGTTGCAGGATGGCGGGTGTACATCGGCGGTGCTTAGGTCGGCCAGCGTGTCAGCCTTTGCGCCGACTGAGATCGCGGGCCTACAGCTTTGGTTAGATGCCGGGCGGGGAGTGACTAAGGACGGATCGAGCCTTGTGAGTCAGTGGAGCGATCTAAGTGGGCAGGGCAATGATTGCTCGGCGAGTGGCGCAGAGCGTCCTACTTGGGTGGCTCCAGTCTCGCAGAGACAATACAATCCGAGCCTATGGTTTAATGGTGCTCAGCGCATGGCGTGTGACAGCTTGGCCGCCGTCATCAGCGGTGATGATAAGCCTTTTACTGCATTTTGCGCTATTCGATTACAGCAGGTGCTAGGGGTCGTTCAATTGTGGCTCGGTTTTGGGCGGGCTTCTAGCGCTACTCCTTTTGTTCGATTGTACGCCGCCGATTCAGCGATACTACAAAAGGCCGCGCAAAAAAGGGATGATGCCTCATCGTTAACGACTCGCACCGCTGGCACGCCGTCCCTGACTCATGAAGTCTCTGGGTATGTATGCGACGGAACAAATATCACGCACTACAATAATGGATCGCTGATCTCTGGTCCTAGTTCGTTCAACGTTGGAGTAACAACGCTAGACACATGCAACATTGGAAGCCGATCCGAGAACGGGGTAGAGAATTTTGAGCTACGAGGGACGATCTCCGAAATAGTATTTTATAATTCGGCACTTTCGGGGGCCGATCTAACCAAGATTCAAGATTACTTAGTAGCGCGGCACGTTACTGCACCAAAGTATCAGACTATTACGTTAGACACCGACACACTCACAGGCCGAAAAGGGAAGCATCTATTTGAGGCGCTTGCTAGTTCCTCGGCGACTAATTGGTGGTTAACCCTCGGCACTGAATCAACGAGCAGATATCGGCACTCTAAGCACTTGATCGGATCCTACCTGGATCTCGGACGCGATCCAGTGTGGGGCCGTAGGGCTGAGGTTGTCGGCGATTACTTTCAGGATAAGCGCCGCAAGTATCGCTACAGCCTCACATGGGAGGGGCTTACGACTGCGAACGTTGCCGACTTTGAAACGAACATAGCAGAGAAAGCCGACTCTACCGTGTTCGCGCTTGCGGCGGTGGATGGTTACGATCCAGTGCTTTTAGAGGATGAGATCGTCCCCTGCTATTTAGAGTCGTATGAGGTTGCGCCATTGGCTCATAACACTTACCAGCTTAACACTGAATGGATTGAAGCGCTTTGACTGATTCTAATTTCTACCTAGTATGCACAATAGAGCTTGCAAGCAGAGAAGACACTAGCCAAACGCAGAAACTTACTTTTATTTCCCGCGCTATCGGCTCGGGGCTTCCGGGGACTACGATCCCCGTGTTCGCTACGCTTAAAGAGATCACGGGCCTTGATTACGAGGTCGGAAACGACGGGATGCCGGTAAGGGCTTCCGGTTCGATAGTGCTTTACGATGCACCGGGATCAATCGGCATGAATCGCCGAGTGGTCGATCTATTCGAGCGGTGGGAAGTGGTAGATCGTCCGGTATGGGTGGCGCTTGTCTCAGCGGAGCGATTCGGATCGGCGAGCGGGGAAGATTTAGAGGACGCAAGCGACTCTCCGATATGGGCCGGGCGGGTGGTTGATTGGGATAAAGACCTCGAAGACGAGGACGAATCCCTAACGCTGAACATTGAGAGTAGTCAGATCCCGGTGACTTCCAAAAGCGTGGTGCTCGATTCTAGTCTTACCAACGATCCGGGTGCGCTTGGTCGAGAAATTCCTATTCTATTTTCTCAGGCTGAAACCTACACCGACTCACTCGGACAGTTAAACGCGCTCGCGCCGGGATTCAGCAGCGGAACAAAGTTTGCGCCTAACGTGCGGTATTATTACGCTACTGGACTTGGAGATCCGGCGCTCAGTACCTCATTCAAGTATCAAAGCACTGTTTTTTCATTCTCTCATGCGGCATACGTGCGTGACGTACAGGGCTTCTATCGTCCGGGGGCCGCTAATACCTCGGGTAGCGGCTGGCAGGGGGACAGCTCGGCAACTGGTACGGGGGTTTCGCCGGATCGCATAGAATACGGGCGGCGGTACGGAACGACCGGATCGGGCATAATCCTAGGCGCTCGAATCGGAATAGACGCGCTAGGCTCAGCCGCAACACCGGCGGGGCATATCACGGTGAGGCTATACCGAGAGGTCGGAGACACCTCAGATGTTACAGCTCAGCCGGGGGAATTGCTCGCGACTGGAACGATAGCAAAGGGCGATTACTTTACAGATCTAGCGGGCGGTACGGACTTTTGGATCGAGTGCCGTTTCGACCGTGCGATCCCGTATTCAGATTTTACCTTTGATGACTCAGGGATCCCAAACTTTGGGGCGCTTTGGGTTACCGCTCAACATTCGCAATTTTCAGCCGGGACCGATTTTAACTTTACGACCATTGGATCGACGTACGGAGCAACTAGGGGAGACTCGGGCGAGTGGGTCTATGCCGGGACTACTGCGATCAGAATGCAGTTACTATTCTGCCCTACCTACTTCGATCAAACGGACGCCGACGAAAAGGGCCTAAGCGCCGCCTATGTAGAATTTCAGCCACCAACGCCGCCTAACAACCAAGTGACGCCGCCGATTGATGCACTGGACGTGGTGGTTAGTAATCTCGGGATACGAGACAACAATACAAACGACATCACCGGAAGCGGAACAAATGACGCGATTAACAGGCCGGATCACGTTATCAAGTTACTCCTCACAGAGTTCGACGGCACGGAGTGGGTGCTTGGGACATCGATCTTTGCTTTGAGTGTCTATCAGGGCACGCTAGACGAAGTATTCGATCCAGATGCCGAGTATTACCGCAAAGTGCACGGACCAGCCCAAGGGCCAAGCGTGCAAGATCACATAAGGCAGATAGCGGCGGATCACGCCATTAAAGTGATCAACACCGAGTTAGGGCTAGGAATCTGGGCTTGGGGCTCAGAGAATACAGTTGTTAGGGTATTCACCGATCAAGACTGCAAGGTTACTGGGTACGAGGTAGAGGATCGAAGCAGTATCGTAAATGATGTTAAGATCCGGGGCGCGGATTTTATTATCTTCAACCGCTCAGATACTCGCTCAGTCGGAAACTCTGGCATATTCGTCGATATGCTTAAGGATGGCGCTACGCTTTCGGCAGCGCTTGCAATCACTGAGGAGTCTACCGCAATTTTTGGCACCAACCGAAACGCCGAGATACGAGCGCCGACTATTGGGGACTTAAGAAGCGCACGGGCGCTTGGGTTCTACTATCTCACGTCATTCGATAGGCCAGATCTCACGATTGAATTTTATGCGCCTTGGACCGTAGCCAACGATCAAAGGCTTGCGGCAACTATTGAGATCGTAAGTACCGCGCTACCGATTTACTTTGGCGGTATGCCGAACGGCGATCAGCCTACCTATCAAGATGCGCGGGTAGATCTATTTGATAACCAGATCGTAAAGGCCAAGCGCTATAGGGCGCAGATTACAGCCAAGAGCTACACGCTAGACAGTGACGGGATGTTGATCCGCTATAGGGCGCGGGTGATTGGGGCATATCATAAGTTCGATCCGACTTAAGGGGGTTTATGGCTTACGCTGATATTATTCGATCCGCATTTCCTACGATGGAGGACATAGCGGATCTCATTGAAGGCATTGCAAGTGCCGACATGCCGACCACGTTCACGCCGTACACTCCAAACCCGGCAGCGAGTGGATCGATGACATGGACCAGCACCACTAATGATGTGTGCGAGTATGTCCGACTCGGCAAACTTTGCTGGGTGCGGCACAAACTTACCGGAACCGTAGGCGGCACGCTAAGTGATTCGCTCCTGGTCGATCTTCCATTTGCGAGCATAACGACTGGATCGGGCGCGGCTCTTTACCTACCCGTTACCGTCCAAAGTGGCGGCGGCAACTGGGAGGCGGGTGTGGGAATTATAGGGACCGGCGCAACGCAGATCATTTATCGCCGCACGCTTTACACGAATTATGGGGCGGGCGCTGGAGGGGTCGGGGCTAACTTCTTTTACAAGGTGGCATAATGAAACTTGAGATCGATCCAGACGTTCGAGTGAATTTAAGAGCCTTGATTCAAGAGATTCAAGCCGCCGTTCCTGATGTGGATCAGGTTGAGCTAGTACGCATACCACAGACTCGCGAAAAGAATGGAAGGGTGGAGGCTTTCGGGTACGAATTGAAACTAGTGGGAAAGTTATCTGGCGAGCAAATTACTTTGATCAATCAAGTGGTCGAAGCGCACGATCCAGAAGAGACAAGCGAGCAAGAAGCCGAAGCAGATCGCGCACAAAAGCGCATAGCAGAATTTGAAGACATCATCCAGGAAGCCGTACGACGCATTCAAGGAAGGGGGTAACCATGGCACATGGTCATTCTAACGGACGAGATCATTCATTCGATGACTTGTTGCAGAAGCACGATCAACGATTCGACTCACTAGAGGAGATTTTGCGCCGAGGGTTCGGCGATCTCACTCAAGAAATGCGAGGGATCCGCGACGTGCTTGTTGAAGCAGCGGCGGGAAAGAAACAAGTGCCGCTAACCGCCTTTACCTTTACACAGGCGATATGGGCAATCCTTTGCCTATTGCTTCTGGTTAAGATTTCCATGGTCGATCTGGATATCACCGCTACAGGCGCAAGGTTTAAGAGCAATGCAAGCGACAATCCTAAGATCTCGGCTGAGTGATTTTGCTACGCCGGGGATTTTTCTTCTTGGCGAGAAAGCAATAGCGGCAACACTAGAGCTTCCTTGGAAGCATAACGAGCGGTCGATCTCCTGTATCCCGGACGGGGTTTACTCGTGCAGGCGCTCAGGGCGGCGGGTGACTCTCGGCGGGCTTGTTATTCCTGATTCGTTCGAGGTTCTAAGCGTGCCGAATCGGTCGGGCATTCTATTCCATGTCGGTAATTCGGTGAAGGACTCTCGCGGGTGCATCTTGATCGGTAGTTCGTTCCGGGTGGTCAACGGCGAGCAATGGATCGCGGAATCCCGGCGCGGTTTTGATTATTGGCTAAAACAGTTTGAAGGTATCGACTCGTTTACTATACGCATTCTTAGCACTAGTTAGCGCCTTATTTTTGGCGCGGCTGGCACACAGTCAAGCGGAGAGCCTCGGGGTTTCGTGTTTTGCCTGTAGCGCACTAACCGATCAGCAGTGCAGCAAGTTCCTAAAGATCTATCGCGGGATTGAGTACCCGCGCCTAGTGCTACTGTGGAAAACTTTCGCGCCGCCTCAGTCCGACAAATGCGTGACTCGCTACCTAAACAAATACGCTGGCAAGCCTCACGAGCTTTATATCCATCCACACAACGGGCCGGGGACCAGGAACCGGCGGCTGGCGCGTTATGAGTTTTTAGCAGGCCGAACCGTTCAAGAGCTTAATCAGCGGATTGAGCGGCGAGATCCTGTGATCATGAGACTCTGGGAAAAAGAGCTAAAGCGGATCGTAACATGGGCGACCGAGCGAGCTAACGCAAACACTCGCATTCGAATCAGCACGGGGCTTGAAGATAATTGGACGAACAAAGCCTATCAGCGACTCGTGCGAAGTGTTCGGCAAAATACGCCGGGCGATTGGGTGATAGTGCGTAATCCTGTGGGGGCATATGAAAAGGCTTTTGATTATCGCGGCGCTAGCTTTATCGAGCTGCACGCCTATTACTCTGAGTTCACTCGGAGGACAAAGCGGCGCGGAGCGTGCATTTACAATAACGACGGGCTCGACATCGATCTCGGGGACGCAGACGGACTACTTCCTAACGCACCAATACCCACAATGCGCGCTATCTTCCGGCGATTTAGAAACGATAACTGTGAAGGGTACCTATGGTGGAGCGGAATCCAAGGAATCGAGTTCCTCAAGTTTATTGAGCCTCGGGCTCGGCGCTTTAGGGTGGATCCTGAAGCTATTGATCGACTGAATAAATTAATACGGAGCTTTGAACATGAAGAAAGTAATTGAAACACTACTCATTGCATTGTTTTCCTACACTCCGATCCTGAATTGGGTGAACGGATATAAGCGCGTGATCGGTAACATTCTCACGATGGCCGGGACAATTGTTCTCGGGCTTCAAAATGTTTGGCCGGAGCTTGCGATCCTTTCCGAGATCAACGCATGGATCGTGATCTTGGCGGGCGCTCTGTCAAGTACGGTGGGCGATCTTCACGCACGGGCGAAAAGTGTCCGGTAAAGGAAATCAACTTACCGGCGGGGAACTCTTACCAGGCACGGGCGGCGAGCTTGAGCCTGGAGAGGGGGAGCCTATAGATCCCTCCCCGCCGTCCAACGATCACCGGGTTGTTATTCTCTCAGGGAGAAAGCGATCCTTTCGTTTTAAGGCTTACGCAATGAGCGCGGCCCGATCAACAAATAGGCGAAAATATGTCTTCAAGCGTGCAGGTTAAAGCAGCAGAGTTCTTTAAGGATCCGGGCGAGAATTTCCTGATAGCCTTTGATTTTACCGATCAGCTCGCGGAGTATCCGGGCACGAATCCAACGCTATCGAGTGCGGTAGTCAGTGCGGTGAGAACGTCTAAGGCTGATGATAACTCAACCGCGATCGTTCTAGCTAACTCAACCGCAACGATAGACGGCGCAAGCGCGATCCTTAGAGTTCAATCCGGGATAGATGGCGCGGACTATCTGATTACATGCACCGCTACGCTTTCGGATGGATCGATCCTTAAAGATCGCGTACTCATGAAAGTGAGGGCGCTTTGAAGTTTGAAGATCGGCGGGAGGGACTAGACGATCTCAAAGTTCCAGACAAGCCGATCCGCTATGCTTCGAGATCTGAGGAAGCGCTCGCAAGGTTGTTTGAGAAGTATATCCCCGGCTGGCAGTGCCGCGAGGGTGTGACGTTCCAGATCCCGATTGGGAATAAAACAATTGATTTTGAGGTAGGCGGCGATCTTGTCGAATACCATCCAATCATGATCAATCGAGAGCTAAAGAGTTCTCGGGCTAACTCCTTGTTTCGCTCCATGTACAAGCGCCTCAGCCGGTTCGAACGCGAGCAACTAGTAGAACTACTCACCAACGAGTTAGGCGCTCAGTACGAGCACCGGAGAGGGCAGATTGTGGCGCTATCTGAGCAGCACCGGGGTAAAGATCTTATCGTGTGTGTTACCTTATGGGACGTATACCGGGACGTGATTCGGCGGCATTCTCCCGAGCCGCCGCCGTTCCAGAAGTTCAAAAGTGAGTTTTATTCGGACGTGAAGCGGATCCGGTATACGGGTTAGAACGGCGCGCTCAGAGAGCAATCGCGAACGGCCTCATACTCGGCCTTTGAGAACAAAATCTCTCGCGAGCCCTTCGAGCCTCTCACGGATACTTCAAACGGATCCGGCAGTGCCTTGATATCCGGGTCACTCACTGAAAAGCCGAGGGTTTCAACCACTAACCCGTTATGTCCTACATCCGTGTCTCTCGATACCGCCGGGTAATTTTTGCCGTTCAAGAAGTATAACGACTCCAAGAATAACCAATCGTCTCCAGTGTAGCGCACAAACAAAATGATTTGCGGCTCGGTGCTTGTGTCAGCTTTCTTGCGGAGTGCCATAAACCCCGCTAGGACGCCGCGACCGCGACTTAAATACTTAAGACACTGATGAGTTCCGGTAAACTTGTCATAAGAGGCTTTGATACCGCTCGCCGCCTCAGCTCTGTTTTGTGGCAAAGGATCTACTAACCGTCCGGGGTTGCATCCAGCCAAGAACAGCAAAAAAAGGGCAAGGCAAAGTGTACGTTTCATAGCTTCCTCTTAGTTAAAAATTCATCGTCCAATTCCTGCCCGATCCTATCCCAACTCCAACCGCTAATCTCGCGAAGCGCGCAAAGCACCTCAAGCCGCATTCCTCGGGCGCTTTGCTCGTATTGCGTAACGCCGTTCGGGGTAATGTCCACGCCATGTTTGTTCAATAGTTTCGCTAACTTATAGTTAGTCGAAACTCCTAATGATTTGCGGATCTTACCAATTAACTTCATGCCCTTAGACATACCCGATCCTTTTTTTTGCCAACATGCATCATTTTAGTTGACCAACTATAGTGATGCTGGCATATTCGACCTGTTCACTATACTTGGTAAAGTTTAGTGATGCAAACGGAAACACAACGGAGGCAAACATGAGAAAGCAAGTTCAAAAAGAAACAGCGACCTACCATCTAATCCGCAAAGATCCCAGTGGCGAAAATGTCCATTGCGGAGCCTACAACTTTAGGACGGGCTTCCTGTCTCGCTACGATGATGCGGAGTCCGTTGTCGGGTATTTGATCCGCATTGGAGCATTAGATCGCAAGTGCTTAAAGGCCGACTCTATCACCATTGATCATGATCGTGGCGGGATCGAGATCGTAATTGCTGGATCACGCTCAGCGGGGCGCTATCGCCTTGAGCTATGCGACTAGTCTATTAAGCCAGGGAAGGGGGCAGAGATGAATCAAGAACTCATCGAAACAAAATCATTTGATTGGTCAAATGCGGCGGCGGTGGCTGAGCTTAAAGGCTCAATTGTGCCCGCGAGCGTGACAGATGCCGAGTTCAAGATTTTCGTGGGGGTAGGGCTCAGCACGGGCCTAAACCCCTGGAAGCGCGAGATCTGGCTGATCAAACCGGAGCCGTACTGGTCGGAAAAGTATCATAGGGAGGTGCAACCACCTACGCAAATCATGATCGGGATTAATGGATATTGGCAGATCGCTAATAAACATCCTGATTTTGACGGTGCGGAGTCGGGGCTAGTGAATGAGGCCGGGGAGCTTGTCAAAGCGTGTCAAAAGCCGATCGGCGCGTGGTGCCGCATTTACCGCAAGTCACGAAAGTATCCGAGCGAGGCGGTGGTTTACCTCAGCGAGTACATGCAGGCCAAGAAAGGATCGCGTTGGGAGAAAGCGCCAAAGCAAATGATTCTCAAGGTGGCCGAATCCGTAGCGCTCAGAAAAGCGTTTCCCACAGAATTGAACGGAACCTACACGGATGACGAGATGCCGGGCGAGTACGCACCACGCGAGCCGGTGAACGTGACGCCGCAAGCTGAAGAGCCTAAGCCGCCGCCGGTCATCACCGCCGACGAGCTACAGGCGCGGCAAGCAAGCGAGCCGCCGGAGACTCTCAGCGAATACGTGGATCAGCAGGTAGCGGCGGGCGAGGCCGAGATCCTCCCGTTCTCCTATGATCTCGATCCCCTGTTCGCCGACAAATCAGATGAGGACGCAAAGCGGATCCGGGCATATCTTAAAAAGGCCGGGGCTAAGGTTGATCCAAAGTCAGGGCTATGGATCTCGGCGCAACGAATCAAAAAGATCGATGCATATCTTTCCGTGGGCTGAGTGCCGCACAGTGTCCCGGAGCAATCCGGGGCGCGATGCGTCAATCAAGGCGCGGTTTTACGATGGAGTGACACATGAGAGCAGGGATGTTGATGAGTGGGGCACTGTGGGGGTTGATTGCATTTTGGGCAACTGGATGCAGCGCCTCAGGATACGAGATCGGCGGCAAGCTCGGGGTGTATGCAGTGGATGAGAGGGAAGACTCGTCACGCACGTACCGAGCGCGTAAGCCGCTGTCGTGCATGTTTTGGCACTCAAAGGGGTGCGAATCTGGGGAGGTGCGGGGCTCATGAACGTGCTGAAAACTATATTCACTCTTCATAATGTGGTGGCCGCTTTGGTGATTGACACTTTGGCGGTCGGGCTCGCCGCCGCTGCGCTTGTCGGGGCGGTGCTATGGAACGACGCGACAATTGAGGTTAGAGCGCCGATCGCGTTGTCAGTAAACGAATAGAACCAAGTTTAAGCCGTTGTCCCGTGGCTTGCCTCAGAACGGGACTCTTTACAAGGTAACCCTATGAACAAACTAGACAAACTACTTTTAGCACCATCCGAGATCCCGAGCGCCGCGATCGCGCTTGTCGAGGAGATTGAATCCGAGAGCGTCGAACCGGATCGAGCGGCGGCGCTTACCGAGTCCCGAGAGATCGCTCGCGAGGCCACAATCTCAGCGCTTGCCGGGCGGGTGCTTTACTGGCGGCACAAGGCCGAGGCGCTCCAAGCATTCTTTAAGCCGTACCTTGAAGCATACGAGGCCGAGCTGAAGGCGCTCGAATCCAACGCTGAACGGGCCGAGTTAGCTATCCAAACCCTCGTGAAGCCTGGGCAAACCTTCAAGAACGAAACTTGCGAGGTGAAATACCGAACAACAGAGCGCGGGGAAGTGTATGACCAAGACGCGATCCCGTTCGAGTTTTGCAAGATCCCGGAGCCGAAGCCGAGCCTTGAGCTTTTGAAACAAGCCGCAAAGCTAGGGCAAGAGGTGCCGGGGTACAGATTGCAAGTGGTCCATCACTTGCAGATCAAACATGGGAAAGGGGCTAAAACAAAGGAGATAGAGGAGTGAGTAACAAACCAATCAAGCAGTTCAGGAGCGCCGCCGCGCTCGGTCTAAGCATGGGCATGTGGATCTCTGAAAAGGGGAATCCGAGCTTTAAGATCCAAAAGCGCTACAAGGATCAAGAGTCTGGCGAGTGGAAAGAGACTCAGTATTTTACAAGCACGGATCTTGCGGGCCTTGCCGAGCTTGCTCAGCGCGGGCTCGCCGTGGCGGCAAATCACTACGAGATCCGGGCTAAGGAGCGGGCGAGCAGCGAAGGCGCTCAACAAGAGATCAAGCCCATAGCGCCGAAGCCTTTCGCTGATTCGCCGCTAGACGATGACGATATACCGTTTTAGGCCATGAAAACGAAAGCCTCAGCGCTCAGGGCGCTCGCAGTGCAGGGGATTGGTATCCTGGATTGGGCTCGGGCAATCCTGGTCGATCTGAGGGATATCCTTGAGGATTACGAGCGTATTGTTAAAGCGATGCAGCAACATCGGGGCGCGATCTCATGGGATGAAATTCTTGAGATCGTAAGCCGCAGTAACTTGCTTCTCGCAGAGCGCTTGAGGCTCTATCAACCGCACCGCCTGAGCCTTGGCCGGATATGGCTTAAGGTGCTTGATGGTCCCGATTGGGCGCTATTTAACTTTCACCGGGATTGGATTGCTGGATACTTAGCCGAATCCTTTGGGATTGTTTGGAAGATTCGGATCCAGCGCGTCGAGAGAGATGAGCCGTCCCCGGAGCTTGGTAAACTTATTATGAACGAGTGATAACTTTGGGATTGAAGGGCGCGAAGGATTGCGCTAGAAAACCAGAACTAGAACAACTCGCTTCTAAAGGGCGATCTAGTTCGGACTGAAAACGACTGATCCGCTGAGGATAAAGCACAAAAAAAGGCCGGATGTAACTCCGACCTTTCAAGTGCCCGGCGGATCCCTTGTGTGGCAAGGGATATGCTAAGCACAGAAACCCTATCGAAATCACAAACTAGAGGCAAGAGATCGCCGTACATCCCGATCCCGGCGAATTTTCTTAACTCCCCTAGGGTTCAGGTTCTCACAGTCAAACATGGGGCGGGTGCTCTTGGGACGCTCTTGCAGGTGATCGGTTTTCTTAGGGCCGAGCCTGGGTACACAATCTCAACAAAAGAAATTGCAGACTGGGCAGATGCCAACGACAGAGAGATCTCAGATCTGATCGATCTTGGGTTCCTTGCGATCGACGGTGAGCGGATCTATTCGCCCGATCTGATCGCATGGATGCAACCGCTTGAAGATATTCTAGAAGCGAAGCGGAGAGCGGGATCTCTCGGTGGAAAGCAAAAGCAAGCAAACGAAAGCACACAGAAGCAAACCCTAGCAGATGCTAGCACTGCTAGGGGTCTGCTACACTCTGGTGTAGCACCCTTTATCTCCTCTCCTCTTATTAGATCTGATCTTGTAAAAGAGGGGGGTGCGGGGGGAGATTTTTCTCCGCAATCTGCTAACCCGCAAATCGCGAGCACGGAAGCGATCCACACACCGCACCACGCTAACGCATTGCCCGCACATTCAACGCAAATCACTCAGCCCATACCATCGGGTCAACAGGTTGAGATTTTACCGCCTGAGGCCGAATACGGCTTTCCGGGTTGCTACCTCACGAGCATCGAACACGATCAAATCCGGGTGCACACGCCGGATCACCTGATCCGCCGAGCAGCGCAGATCGTGCGTGGGCATTGGATCAAGAATCCTCAGAAGCCGGTCAAAAAGTTCTCGGCTGAGCTTCAGTGGGCACTGGTCGAGGCTCGGAAGCAAGCCGCCGAGAACGATCTAGCGCGATCCAAGGCTCAGCGGGCGAGGGATGGGCCTACGCCGCGCACCAACGAACCGATCCCGATTGGAAAACGAAGACCTAAGAACGCAGTGGACTGAGCCATGAAGGGGAAGAAGTACCAAACGACCGCCGGGGAGATGTGGGAAATGGTTGAGGATGAACGCGAAACTATGACCTCTCGCCGGTGGTACTGGAGTAGGGGTTTCGTTCGCGTGTGGTCGGATCATCCCAAGGGCAAAGCGTGGCGGTGGATGAAAGCACGCCCGGAGGACCTTGAGGAGTACGAGCGCACGCGCATGATGAGTGATTTAAGCGATGAGGAGTACTGGAGATCATGAACACAACACAGGACGTTGAATGGTTGAAATTTCAGCTCAAGGAATGTGAGCAGCGGCTCGAATCTGGGCCGGTATTTCCGGGGTATCACTCACGGGAATACGAGATCAAAAAGCTACTGGAAAACAAAAAGCAGGCCACGGACTACGAGAAGCAGAGGCTAAAGGATCTTCTCGCAGATCGGGCAAGTGACAACATCGGACTACGGAACATCGATCGCTGGCGCGTGGCGCTTGAGCAGTTCACGAAAGCGCTACGAAATCGGATAGCGGCAATCGAGGGGGGCGCACAATGAAGCAGGGGATCACAAACATTATTGAAATTCAAAGCGATGCGGCAATGCGGGAGATCGAGGAGCTTGTCAAAACGACTTGGATCATTGCTTGGCGCATGGCCGAGTTTAAGCACGAGATCTTCAACTACAGCAGCACGGAAGAGATCTTGAAGGAATACCGGGCGACTAAAGATCCTGAAACACGGGGGCACTAATGGATCTTTTTGATTGGGCTAAAAGTGAGCGCCTTAAGTCTCACGGCATGGCAGAAGCAGCACACACAAGAGCCCATATGCTCATGCAAGCGCGGGATATTGCGGTGCAAATCGCATCACGCCGGGCAAGCAGAGAGATCACGGTGGACGATGTTTTCAGAGAGATGACTTACCGGGGGATAGACATCAAGCAGATCGGCAATGCGGCGGGATCAATTTTCAAGGGGGAACCATGGGAGTTCACGGGAAAGTACAGGCCAAGCGTGCGAATAAGCAATCATGGGCGAGTGGTAAAGATCTGGAGGCTCAGGTCACCGAGCTGAGAGAGGTTTACGGCGACAAGGTGCGGCGCTTGCTCATGCGTATCATCCGGCACGAGGACGAGGTGGAGGACGTGCATCAAGAGGTGTGGCTTAAGATTTGGCGGTCCCTGCAATACTTCCGGGGCGACTGCGAGATCGGAACGTGGATTTACCGGGTGGCTTTTACATACGCGCTCATGTGCCTCCGAAGCCGCAAAATTAAGATAGCGCCTTGGCAGTTAGAACATTCTGAGGAAGAAAAGCGGGCCATGATCGGCGAGTGCTATCAGTCCTCAAGTGACGCACTAATCGACCGGCTACACGCTGAAACTCTTTTGAGCGAGTTAGCGGGCTATATGAGCCGCATGAGCAAGCGAGATCAAAAGCTGATCAAGATCATGCTTCTTTCTGAGGGCTCAGCGCGGGAAGCGGCGAAACAGCTAGGGATCTCAGTGTTTGCCGCAAAAAGCAGAATTCACCGCATTAAGCTATTGCTCAAAGATACGCCTGTTAAGCGCATGATGGATCTCGCGGCATGAAAGCATACCACACAAGCGACTCGGACGAGTGGGGGACTCCTATCGAGCTATTCGATAGGCTGGATCGTAAATTCGATTTTACCCTTGATCCATGCGCGAGCGGCGGGCGAGTGCTTAAATTCACTTGGAAAGCGCTTACGAAGGAGGATGACGGCCTTTCCTTTTCATGGGCGGGTCAGCGTGTGTTTGTCAATCCTCCGTACTCGCAGATCTCGAAATGGGTAGAAATGGCATGGAAGCACCGGGATACTGCGATCATTGTCATGCTGATCCCGGCTCGGACTGATACGGCCTACTGGCATGATTATATCGAGGGATATGCGCGGGTTGAGTTTATTCGCGGTCGGCTAAAATTCGTCAGGATGGACGGCGGCAAGTCAACCAGTGCGCCGTTCCCTAGTTGTCTGGTTTATTTTTAGATGGAGAGCCAGAAAATGATCCCTCGATATGTGAATCACTGGATCAGTAATAAATCGCAATTCCGCAAGCGGTTTGCGGAAGAGCACCCAAAAAACTACGAGGAGCTAGTAAAGGCCGTTATTCAGATACTCGCCACAATCGGCGGGGACGACGCGCTGGATCACGAGCGTATCCACAAGATCGACTGGGGAGAATATACTGGGGTTCAGTTGTACATTATTGCTAATCGCCACCATTGGCCTACTGGCTTTTTCTATGTTTGCGTCGAGTATGGCAGTTGTTCCGTTTGCGACACGCTACAAAGAATTCTCGATTACGGCGATCACACCGAGCCGCCAACGAAGAAGCAGCTAAGCCAATACGAGTCTCTCGCGCTTCATATCGTGCAAGCGCTTAAGTATTCCGGCGATCTTTGTTTTGTTAACGGATTTAAAGACTGACACGAGGATTGAGCAATGAAAATATTCACTATTGACGATATCCGCTCGTGGAATCCTTGCTACGATCCAATCAAGCACCTACCCGAAGGCTGGTCCGGCGCTGCAATCGACATACTCAAGCACGACGCTATCCCACCGGAAGATAAACTTTGGGTGGTGTGCAGAGAGGATCTAATCGACGCAAAAACCTTGCGACTATTTGCGGTTTGGTGCGCGAGGCAAGTACAGCATCTAATGACAGACGAGCGAAGCATTGCAGTGCTAGACGTTGCTGAAAGGTACGCTAATGGGCAAGCGACCGAGAAAGAACTTGCTGCTGCTCGGGATGCTGCTTGGGCTGCTGCTCGGGATGCTGCTTGGGCTGCTGCTCGGGATGCTGCTTGGGAGGCTGCTCGGGAGGCTGCTCGGGATGCTGCTTGGGCTGCTGCTCGGGATGCTGCTTGGGAGGCTGCTCGGGCTGCTGCTCGGGATGCTGCTTGGGCTGCTGATTGGGATGCCGATTGGGATGATGCTCGGGAGGCTGCTCGGGCTGCTGCTTGGGCTGCTCGGAATGCTCAAATCGCAAAGTTAATTGAAATGGTGGAGGGAAAGTTGTGAAGATCACAATCGACGATATCCGCTCGTGGAATCCTTGCTACGATCCAATCAAGCACCTACCCGAAGGCTGGTCCGGCACTGTAATCGACATACTCAAGCACGACGCTATCCCACCGGAAGATAAACTTTGGGTGGTGTGCAGAGAGGATCTAATCGACGCAAAAACCTTGCGACTATTCGCACTTTGGTGCGCTCGGCAAGTACAGCATCTAATGACAGACGAGCGAAGCATTGCAGCGCTCGATGTGGCTGAAAGGTACGCAAATGGGCAAGCGACCGAGAAAGAACTTGCTGCTGCTCGGGATGCTGCTTGGGCTGCTGCTCGGGATGCTGCTCGGGATGCTGCTCGGGATGCTGCTTGGGCTGCTGCTTGGGCTGCTGATTGGGATGCCGATTGGGATGATGCTCGGGAGGCTGCTCGGGCTGCTGCTTGGGATGCTGCTTGGGCTGCTGCTCGGGATGCTGCTCGGGATGCTGCTCGGGCTGCTGCTTGGGCTGCTCGGAATGCTCAAATCGCAAAGTTAATTGAAATGGTGGAGGGGAAGTTATGAAGGTCGTTATCGACGGACAAGAGCGAGAAGTGGAGTGGGTTGAGTGCACGCAGGATGGGCGCGAAGCATTTGTCTTGAAAAAGCCGGAAGAAACGTGGCTTGCTGTGAAGCCGTTTCATATCGTTCAACGCGATGGCGCTATAGTCTCGTGTTGGGGAGGAGACACTATGACTGAAATTCAAGAGCACAGCATATTATCGCATCCTAACACGCGCATTGCCCGACTTGTTGAGGTGCCGATTAAGGCGGAGTGGGTATATCGCTTGCGAAATTCCAGCGGCGAGACAACTTGGACTACGCTGTGGAATAAGAATCGACCAGACTCAACTTTTCAGGGAACGGTAACAAAATTCATTGAGGTGAAGGAATCATGATTGAAAAGAGAACAAAGATCGAAGGCTCAATCGATACATGCGAGGAATTGAGATTTGAGCCGGATGGAGATTGCGGCACGATTGAGGTCACAGGCGACGTAATCGCAAAAACGATATCTATCGAATCTGGTGGGTCCATCAAAGCTGATGGGTCTATTGAATCTGGTGGGTTCATTTTTTCATTTAAATTCGAGATCGGTTGTAAGGCACTAAAAACGAAGCTCCTCCCATTTTGGCGCGAATACTGGGCCGCGATGCCGCCGCTTTCTAAGTTCGCCGACGAAATTCGCAATCAACAAAAATGCTGGGAGGATATCAGAGAGGCGCTGGCGCATGAGGCTGTAGAGATTTGCGAGTGGGACGGTTGGCATCCCCTTTTGAAGGCGCAATTGGAGATGTTTTTCGGTCTTAAGCAGGAGGTTTTATTCGAGCAATGATGAAAAATTCATCGAGGTGAAGGAATATGAAAAATGAAAGGGACGAATTAGGACCAGTAGTTTTTAAGGATTGGAAACCGTATGGGTGACATGAAAGAAGACTTTCAAGCGTTAGAGCAGTGCATGAAAGAGCGCAAATCGGAAAGAAAGCTGAGGTCAATTTTGATGCTCCAAAAGCATTCTATAAAGTTCACAATTCTAAATGAAGATGGCCCACATCTTCGCATTGGCGACTACGACTTTTGGCCAAGCACCGATAAGTGGATTCATCGCAAGACCAACAAGCGGGGATGGACTGTGGATAGTTTAATCGACGTACTAGAACGCGAGGCAGTTGCATGAAATGTGATTTGCTATGCGCTAAATGCGGTAAAGAAACTAGAGAACGGTTCAGCTCATTAGAGCCGTTCACCGGAGAATATGTTTCGATGAAGAGAGGCATATCAAAGGGGCTGTTTCTTTGTGATTGGTGCGGCAAAGAATGCTTTCCTCAACAATTAGCGGTTGCTCTGACCATTTTCACGGCGATTCGACCTTACATGGCATGGGAGAGCGGGTATCTGACGAATCTTGAAGACTACCCACCAGGAGCGGCGCAGTCTGAATACGGAGCGAAGCCATGAGCTATGAAGCGGCGCTCATCAAAAAGAGATTAGTCGAGCTTCACAAGCTCAAGCAGAAAGCAGTCGAAATCTGCGAAGAGACACCAGCTCCTTTGTTTGACGCTATTCGGCGCTTCAACGAGTCGAGAAATTCTTCTGAGAAGATACGGATTGCCGAAGAAATAAAGCGCCTGGGGGACAGAGCGTCCACATGGGTGGAGCGCTCAAAGAAAGCATGGGAGCAGCGCATGAAAATCGATGAGGAAGCGCATGAGCTTAGGAACCGGCTTTGGTACTTGGAGCGATGAGTTATGAACGAGCAGCGACAGGCAGCGTGGATACTAGTGGGTAGCGGAGGACATCCGGTAAGCATTTCGCTCAAATCGGAGCAAGGAGCATGGGAGGCAGCAGAGGCAGCGATGCAGGAAGAGAAAAGCTACATAGAGAAGCTGGAGGCCGAGCTGAAGGCGCTGAAGGAGGCGGTGAGGTGGTTGGATCTTCGTACTTCCGGGCAGTGGGGTGAAGGTGGTGTGGTGATGGACTTCTGCGCGACGGCAAGCATGGAGAAGCAATACGGAGATTTCGGGGAGCGCTACGTGGGCATATTGCTGAAGGCGTTGGGGGAGAAGTGACGGAGATTGCTTGCTTGTTGATTGGGGTGAATATTGGAGTGGGCTTGATGCTACTCCCCAACTTCCGCGCTAAGTTTTTTACAATGCTAAAAGTAATCCAATGAACATAGATCATGAGCTACAACACTACGACACGCCGACGGTGGAAAGATCCGTACGCTCAAAGCCTACTCGTCCCTCTTTTGTTCTGCTATGCCTGGTCAGTGCTCTTGGGGTTTCTACTGGGTTTCTGCTTTCGTTCGTACTTCTATGACTTCCCCAACCGCACGCACCAAGAAACTACTAGAGGCCGCAGGGTGGGAGATAGCGATAGTCGAGCGCTATAACTCTTTCGTGCGCCGCAGGTTCGATCTATTCGAGTTCGCCGATCTTCTCGCGATCGCCTACCCAAACCCGCCGGTGAATATCGTAGCGATCCAAGTCACGAGCGGCTCGCATCACGCGCACCGCCTAGGCAAGATCCTTGCCAATCCTAAAGCCTTACGCTTTTTAAGGGCCGGGGGATCTATCTGGGTAATAAGCTGGCGCAAGCGAAAGCCGATTCCCGGATCTCGGCAACTCTGGATCCCGCGCACTGAGATCATTACCGAGGATATGTTTTCTATCCCCGAGCATCAAACGGAAGATGAAGAGAGCGGGATATCACGTTGATCCTCAGTCCGACTTGAGCGGGTTCACTGACTCCGATTTACTCCCTGAAAAGAAACTAGCCGCCGCCGTAGTCGCTAGGGCCTTACTGGACCTGGACGTGAGAACCATCCCCGGTGAGGAGGTAACCCGTAGGACTATCAGGAAAGACGCTAAGCGGTGGCTACTCACCGAGGGCTCAGATCCCTGGTCTCTCCAGTGGTGCGTTACCCATATCGTGGAAACTCATCACCTAGCCGACACCATAATCAAGCAAATTAGAGATCACGCAAAGCGCGGATCGGCACCGAGAACCACGAAAGCGCAACTCCTCAGAGTGCTTTCAAGCCGAAAGGACCAAAGAAGTGTACAAACTGATTAGATAATTTTCTTGGTTGTGTTTGCAAAATTTCCTCTTTAACTTGGATGCTGGAGATCGTGTTCAATGTCTGATTCAGACTCGCAGATCTACCCGTTCAAAAGCCTAGGCCATTGCTTAAGCTACTTGAACGAATCAAACCCGGCTCGGGCCCGCTCGGTGAATATGCTAGAGCCGGACAGAGGGCATAAGCCGACATCCCCGGACTTTTCTGGGCTATCCCCTAAAGATCTCTATGCCGGGGTTTTGTTCTCCGTTCGTGATGGCCTCAAATCAGTAGATCACGCGCATCGGGCGGTGTGGAAACTCAGAAACATTGGCGCACGGACTGAGCAACTGAGCGCCGAGGACATTGCAGAAAAGCAAGGCAAATCAATACGTTGGGTGTACGCGGCACTCAAGATCACAAATCAGCGGATTGAGCGCGAACTCGTGGACCGTGGCTATATCCCCGAGCGCTCGCCGTAAACTTGAGCCTCGAAAAAAGTGGGAAAGCGTGGGCCAAAGGCCAAGCAATTTAGTCCCGATCAACTAGCAGAGATACAGCGAAGCGCCGAGATCGGGTTACCGGATCAGATCATTGCAACGATCCTCGGCACAAGCGAGGCAACGCTGAAGCGCCATGCCGCCGAGTCTCTGGCAATGGGGCGGGCGAAGGGAAACCAGCGACTCGCTGAAACTGCTTTCCAGATGGCGGTGAGTGGGGAGAATCCGACGATGACGATCTTCCTCTCAAAGGTGCGCCTAGGTTACCGGGACGTTGGGCACGCAGAGGCCGGACAACCGGCGGCACCAACTCAGTTAGTTTTCAAGCGCGGGCCTGATAGACCTTCAGCCATACGCAAGGCTGAAGAGTCTCGGGCCGCCGAACCGAATAACATCGATCTAAAGGTATCAAATGGCACTGAATAAATCTTATAACGTATCAATTGGGGCACTCACCGCGAGCGCGTTTGGTTCCACGACTCACGAGGCTTTTCTAAGCCTTGCGCCTCGGGACTTTAACGCCGCCGCCTCGATCAAGTGGGACTCCCTTACCGGTAACGGTAATTTAATTGCTCAAATCGATTTTGCGGCTGAATCAGCGCCTAATGCTCAGTGGACAAACTCCCTGGCATTCTCGGGCATGAGCGCGTCTAGCATGGTCAACCATGCATTCTACTCATCCTCGGACGATCAGGTTAAGCCGCTACTCCCGAACGCACGGGTGAGGGTCACAAACCGGAGCACTGACGCGAACAGCTCAACCTATACCAATATCGTTCTAAAGCTACTGGTTGAGAGCTAATGCAAGCCGCTGAGCAGGTCGAGCGAGAGATCCCGGATTGGGTGCACGATCTGCTTCAGGATGAAAACAGCTTCCGTAAATTCTGGGTTACAAAGGGTTTAGGCTCGGGCGGTACTTACGGCTCAGCGGTGTGGCATTACGCCATGTGTATGATCAACTCACGATCTCAAGGATCGTGGGCGGTAGCGCCGACATTTACCCAAGTGCTCGATCCTCTAATACCCACATATATCGAGGTCCTTAGAGACGTATTCGGGCTAGTTGAGGGCCGAGATTTTAAGGTTACGGTATCCGCATTCCCTCGGATCTCGTTCCCTCGGCGCGATCAGATAATCTACTTCAAAAGCGCCTCTAACCCGGAGCGGTTAGTAGGGGCGAACATATCGCACGCTTCCGGGACAGAGATCGGACTCTGGAAGAGCCGGGACGTATTCAACAAAGTTTTCAACCGCATCCGGTGCGCTAAGGCTAACCGCTTGCAGTTCCTCGGCGAAGGTTCGCCGGAAGGGATGAACTGGTGGGCCGACGTGGCCAACTTCCCGGAGGGCGAGAACCTCGAAACAAACTCGCGCCGAATCATCCTGGAAACGGATGATAACCCTTACCTACCCGATGGGTACGTGAGGAACAATCTAGAGCTAGTGTACGCACACGATCCGGTAAAGCTGGAGAGCTACCGCAAGGGGCTATTCGTTAGCTTTACCAAGGGAACGGCGTACTGGAATTATAAAGATCGGTATCCGGTGGTTAACCTCGGACTAACCGCCGATCCAGTGATTCCCTTGGCGTGGTGCTGGGACTTTAACCGCACGCCGCTCGCTTGGGTTACGTGCCAGAAATTACAGCAAAACAAAGGCCGGTTCCGATTCCCAAAATACCGAGCCTTGCACGAATCATCGGGCGAAAGCCGAGGGTTACTAGAAGCGTGCGCGGAGTTTATCGTTAGGTATCCGGTCACAGAATGGGGCACGCGCAGAATTGAGATCTACGGGGATGCCTCGGGCTACGCTGGATCTCACAAGTCTGAGCTTTGCGACTACTCGCAGATCGAGCGCTACATGCGATCGGCGGGTTACAGAAATGTGGTGGTGCTCGCAACTAGAGACAATCCAGACGTAAGGCCGAGGCTCGAACGGGTTAACGCGCTACTCGCTTACGACATGGTAGAGATAGCCGCGCACTGTAACAGGCTTAGATCTGGACTGACTCGGACGGCACTAAAGGAAGGGACTTGGGAAATTGAGAAACCAACAAAAGACACATGGACGCACTACCCGGACGCCTTCGGTTATGGGCTTTACATCATGAGCGGCGGAGATGATCTGGAACTACCGGCACAGTTTAAGACTTGGGGGCTGAACGCTAGATAAATGTACATAAGCAACACAGGCGGCGCTAGCACATATATTGAAATCGCGAGCGCAGACTTGCCAGCTTGGCTGTCTGGCACTGGCGCGAGCAACTCATTTGTAGTCGGGCTTTGGACCTATCGACCGCTAGCGGCCTCAACCACGTTTCGCACGCCGTTCTTTATTCAGAACGTTCTCGCTGTAAGAAATTCAAATTCTGCATACGGTGCTCGCGTGTTCGACAATACCGTGAGCATTGCCACAGTGACCGCAAACATTGGAGCCGATTCAATTGACCAGTGGGTGTTTTCATTGGTGGGCTGGGATAAAGGGGCAGGGACGCTACATGTTTGCTCGAAAGATAACAACGGCAGAGCTTACGGCTCGATTGCGGCAGCAACCGGCACGCATTCAGCGGGTAATATTTATTTGCTGAGAAACTTCCAAAATCCAGCAGACGGCGGCGGCGCGGCCGTTCCGGCGTGGTATGGCGAATTAGGGCCGTGCGTAGTTAAAAATGTTCAAATTGCAACGCAAGCGGCATATGAAGCCATCGTTGATGCCGTTTACGATTCAAAAAATGCGCTTGGGATGCTCCAGCATGTGGGCAATGGCTTGAACGGACTAAGTGATGCCGAATGGCTCGCGTTCAATGTTTCGCTCCCGCAAGAAACAGATAAGGCAATTGTAGCAACTGCTACCGATGGCATACGGCGCGGGACTACGCTAATTAGCGGAGCCACTACTAACTACACGTGGATTCGTAAAGGTTCGGGTGCTACCAATTCAGGCGACTTCGACACGGTGCGACCGACTGTAGTAGTCGGGACTCTTACCGCCGCAGACCATGAAGCGCTAGTCCCTAGCTTTTTTGTCCGGGCTGTGCCGGGCCAAACTACTAACGGCATCAATTCAGTAAATTCTCCAATTTGCAAGCGCGTAGCATTGAATCAGCCACGAGGACTAGAAAAGATTCTTGTTTGGTCGAACTCTCGCGGGATGCGCGGCACTTACTATGATGCCGGGCCAGTCAACACCGAACTATTCTACAACTACCCCGGCAACCACGCTCATGGGTATATTGGCGCTACGTTCTCAAAGTGCGCGGGATTCATCAATTCGCCGGTCCTAGATTCGCTTGCCAGAAGATTCGGACACGATGCGCCAGCTAATCCCTTAAGCAGCGGAACAATCGCACAGGTTAGCAGCGGGTCAACGAGTTATCGAGACTTCACTCACTTCTGGACCAACTCAGGCCGCACGAACGAAGGGCCGGGCCGGGGCTTGGCGCTAGTGTCTAACGGCGCATATATATCCCACAAAGCGCGAAAAGCGCCGGGCACATTATTAGACGGGGCGAGCGGGAGCGGATGGAAGCACCGAGTTCATTTGCTCAAATATCCCGGAGCGGCAAGCGTGACAGTGAGCCTCGAAGAGAGCGCGGCGCAAAACTCAGCAGGCACGCCGGTTAGCATTGGAACCTATAATCTCGATACCTCGATATCTGAAACAGAATTATTCACTGGCGCCTATAATTCTGGCACCCGTACCCTAGTGTTGCCGAATGTCGGGCTCGGAGCGCAGGCAGGCTATGCGGTTTATTGCTACCGAGGCACTGGGCTTCACGGAATCGCTGAAATTGAATCCGTATCGGAGGACACCCCGATTCCCGGTCAAACCACGCTCATTCTGCGCCATGCCTTTGCTATTGCACCTTCAACCGTCGATTCGGAATTTAAAATTGGGCCTTGGAGCATTCAGACCGTTGAAACCGACGCAGCGCTCCCAACGCTTGAGTATCAGGGCCTAAGAATTACCCGCGATTCGGTAAGTAGCAGAATCGCCGTGGTTCTTGCTTTGGACGTGTGGGCGCTTGGCGTAAGTGGTTGGGTCTGGGGGCAAGCAGGATGGGGCGGGAATGGGTATCAGCCGCAAACCGACGGCGGGGCGCTTAATCTTCCGCGCAAAATAGTGGATGCGCTTGGGGTTGATGCGGTGTTCATGCATAACGCAACGCAATCGACCAGCACCGCACAGCGGGAGACTTTTGCGGCGCTACTTGCCCAATCATTGCCCGCGAACTCCATTGTGTTTTGCAGCGACCAGCAGCACGGCACAA